AAAATTTAAGTTTACCTATAAATTCTTTTTCATTAGAAAATTCTGCATGATAACTTGCTGTTATACTTTTACGATCTAATCCATCTGTTGCTGTTAACCATTTATTCCACCAATTAAATCCTGGACTAGCATTAGTAGTCATATGTACACTAAGATAATTACTAACCGGATCTTTATATGCTTTAATTAAATCTATTAATCCTTTATATGCAGTTGGCTCACCGCCACTAAAACTAAAATGAAACTTATCAAACCCTTGAGTTCTAGCTTGACTTTTAATTTCGTCCATTGTACGAATATATTGTAAAAGGGGTCGATGGTCTACAACTTTACTTTTAGCATACGGCCAACAATAACTACAATCGTAATTACAAAATCTTCCTAAGATCCAACTAACTGAAAAAACATTATTTTCCAGCATAGTTCGTTGTCCTAGTTTAACTATATTTTCAAATGGTATTGTCATGCTATATGCTTTGTTGTATTAAAGATTGTTTTAGAACACGCTTTGACACACGTCATACACTTATTATCACCGTGCCAATAATCCCCCATATGTTCCCATAGTATAATATCTTTACCAAGAACGCCATCTTTACAATTTGGTACTCCAATATTTTCTAACATATCTTTTGTATTTTGTGCTGTTATATTTCTTAAAGTATGAATAGGTAATGTTTCTTTTAATGGTTGTTCTAAATAATCGCTACCTATCAAACAACAAGAAAGAATATTTCCATACGGATCAACATATATCCCTTGATCTTCCATACACTTTGGTTTAATAATAGCTTTACTAATTGCTTCATATCTAACATCTTTATCTAATAAACTTTCTAATGTTGTATTTGGTACTTTTTTATATTCTGGTCGTGTAGCTGGTTCAAGATCGTATTCATAATTTCCATCTAAGTCTTGAACTGCAAACTTATCCATTTCATAAAATCTTGTAGTACTAACAAAATTTACTTCTTGTACTCCTTTTCCTAATAAAAAATATTCAAGTGTTTCAACATCATCTTCATTATGTTTAAAAACTAAACTATCTACTCTTGCTACGCCACCTGCTTTAATAAATGCTTCCATATTGTCAATAACTTTTGAAAACTTTGTATTCCTTCTGTATAGTTCGTGCTTCCCTTCAAACCCATCTATACCAAATACAACATTACTATTACTAACTGAACCTATTACAGGAGCAAGTTTACTCCACCACTCTTCGTTACGCATACCACCATTAGTATGAAGTGCTAATCTACAAGTAGGATTTGCATCTCTTACATACTGAAAAATTTCTAAGCAATCTTTTGCAAATGCAGGATCACCATAATTTCCACAACTATAAAAATTTGTTAACTGAGCTAAAAATTCTTTTGGAAACCATTCTTTAAATTCAGCTATACTAATATCTCCATTACGAATAAAAGGTCTTGTAGCACCTCCTGAGAAATTCCTTGCACACATAGGACATTGTGCTTGACACTTGTCTGTTAATTCAATATGAACTGTTTTTATATCCTTAATTCTCTGCATTATATTGTTTCTTGAGCCATTCAAAATCATTAATTTTAAATAATGCTTCTCTATTACCTTGGTTCGCTTCTCCGTATTTTTTACCTGCGTTAGCACCCATTATAGCATAATCGCCATTAGGCTTATCCATACCTTCATTACACCACACCATTAATCGCATTTCAGTTTCTTCGTCTACCTGTCCTCTAATAAGTCTACTTGATAACTTAACACATTCGCGGAATGCACTTTTCCACGTATTAAAAGGATCTGTATTAAATGCTGTAGTATTACTAATTTCTTCATGGGCAAAAAATTTATTACTAATACTAGTTGTCATATCAGGATGACTAACATCCATATCTATTGTAAGTTGTCTTGGCAATAACTTTACACCACCATGACCGTATTCTAAAAAGTTTACAGGGTTTTGACAACGCCATACATGAACAGCATCATGATCCCATTCACTTGCAATATAATCAAACTTCCAATCTTCTTTTAGTTGAGCATCACCATCTACTACCCAAAACATTTTTGTAAAGCATTTCTTGGCCGCGGCTATATGAGCTTGATGTATACCTTTTACACCATGAACACGTTTAGCCATGGGAAACCTAGCTTTCAGATCTTCATAAACTTTATCTGCATTAGGTTCTTCATAGCTTATAAAAACAATATCATACATATGGTTCCAGCTCTTTTGCTAATTGTTCATGAAGCTCTCTACTAGGATGACCATGATCAGGAAAATCAGCTGACTGTTTCATATAATCAAGAAGCTCTTCATAAGCATTAACGTGATTTTTAAATTCTTCTGTTTCAGCTAAATCAGATCTTAACGCTGAAACATTATTAATTGATTCCCAAGATGTAATTAACGGTAATTCTTTACCTATTATTTTTGTCAACCAATCACGATGAATATGTTTAATAAAAGTATAATCTTTTTCTAAGCCTAACGTACCACTCCACCCCTCAATCAAAAGCCACGGAATTTTTGTTTCATCATAAACTCTTTGTGCTCCATCAAATGCAACTTTCAGCATAATACGATTTAAGCCTGCAATTGTATCAACTGTATCAATACCTTCTTCATAACTTGCTTCAAAGTGTTTTTCTAAATCACAAAGACCGGCTTTACTTGCATAAGCTCTTTCCTTTACAATTCTTGTATAATTTCTAAGAGGTTCTGTTAACACCCAAATAATAATATCAGGATTATAAAATACAGACGAAGTAAATGGAGGTGCTAATCCTAATGCTTCTTCTGATTTAAAAATTGCTTCAAAGTTTCCAGCACCACCAAAACAATGATTAGCTACAGCATGACCGAATAATGTTTCTAAGTAATAACCAAATCCAGGCCACACTAATTGAAAAGGTTTAGGATGTTTTAACTCAAGATATTTGTCTTGATTAAAAGGCCTAAAAATAGGACTACCATTCGCAACACTAGGTCCAGGAGTAACTGTTCCCCATTCTCCTAATCCGTTACTATCTCCAACAATTAAAATCTTTTTCATCGTGTATTACCGTAATGAATAACCTTGTGTTTAGTTGACTTATATTTCCTCCAAGGATCTATTACGATACTATCGTCATTTAAGAAACAATACAATTCAGAATGTGCTAATAATACTATAGCACTAAATGGTCCTTTCTGCGGACATATCAATGGATCAACTTGCATACAATGATATCCGACTTCTGAACAATAATGACCAACTAACAAACTATAACTACCATCTATTATATCTACTCCTGGTTTATAACTAATACCATTTAATAATATTGGTAATCTAGTTTCTTCGGCTAACCTAATTAATTTCTTAGCCATGTTTTTGGCCTGTACTTCTCTAGCCTTCATTATAGCATCAAACCAATCATATTGCAAGTCCAATTTTTGGGCCATATACCGTAATGCAATATTATCTCTTGGATGACATGAACCTCCATCACCCATTCCTGCATTCATATATTTGGTGCTAATAATTCGTTTTTTACTTTTTGAAAGAGCGCCAGTGACTACATCTACATTTATATTACCTTGTTTTTCGGCAACATCTTGGATCATGTTTACAAATCCAATTTTCATACTAATAAAAGTATTATAAAAAATCTTGATACATTCAGCTTCGTCCCAAGTACCAACTTCATATCGTGGTTTATTTTCCATAATGGATTTATAAAATTCTATTAACTGTTCTGCATCACCAGATAACTTTCCATCTTCAGTTCCAATTATAACCATTTCAGGATTTACCATATCCCAAGCTACTGTACCCATAGCAATAAAATATGGATTATAAACAAAACGGGTATTTGTAATTAATGAAGCAAATTCTCTGCGAGTAGTACCTGGTAAAACTGTACTAATAAGAACTAATAATTGTTTCTTATTCATATGCTCATTAGCTTCTCGTAAAACATCAACTACAATATCATAAGCAAAATCTTTAGGTTCTAACTGCGAAGTAGGACCTTTACCATCATAATCAGGATGATGTGGGGTAGGTACAGCAACAAAAACAATATCTTGATTTTCAACTGCTTCTTTTATGGTGTCTTTAATAGCAACAATATCGCTGTTTACTTTAGCAATATCATAACCGGTTACATCATGGCCTTTTTCGGCAACTACAGTAGCACATGGTAACCCTAATTTTCCTAAACCAATAAACGCTAACTTCACACTATTCTCCATTCATTATATGCGTATATAAATACTGATACAATATTTATGGCAGATTTTCTATATGATTCCTTTAACTGACTACATAGGTTCTAACGTTTTTGTTCGTGAAGTTAAGATGTCTATTGCTACTACAAAGCTACAAGATGCCTTTAAAGAAAACGAAATCTGGGACCAAGATGTGCGATATTTTCATGCCATGATAAAATATCCAGGCTGGCATAGAGCCATTGATATTTTTAAATTTTTACATAAAAAAGCAATAAAAAAATTACGAAAAGATCCAAAACTATTTTATGTCCTAGATGCGAGTACTGAAGGGTTTAGCACAATATATGGCAATACTCCATTCTTTGATATATTATATTTTAATTGTGAAAAATATAGAATTCCTCCTAAGAAAGTAATATTCTTTTCTTCTAATATGGTTGATGAGGAAAATCTTATTAGATTTAATTATGAAAATAAAATAGAAGCGTCTATTAACGTTTGTTCTTTCCATAACTTTGAGCATATGCTCTTTGGACTAAAAGACTACACACAAATTTATGGTATGAACTTACCGAAGATTCACGGTTATCATGTTGATGATAATGACTTTGTTAATAAGTTAGCAGATGAACGATACCTAGACGTATTAAAACATTCTAAAAGGTTTTACTATGGTGAGAAATATTTCTTAAGCCTTAGTAGGGTACCAAGACCACATAGGATTTTAAGTGCTTATGATCTCTTTAATAGTGATATCTTTGAAAAAGGTATAGTAAGTTGCGGACCTATTCCAGGGAAAGATAAAACAGAACATTTCCATCAAATACTTCCAGAGAATTGTGAAATAACATTAGAGCAATTACAAAAGTTTAGAAAACAATTACCTTTAATTGCAGATACAGAAGACTTTGATACTAATCATGCTATGAGTTTGCACTCGCATTTGCATTGGTCTACTTTATTTCAAGTTGTAGGCGAAACATTTACAGAAGACTGGCATGGAACTAGTAGATTCTGGAGTGAAAAAACATTTAGAGCTATATTTCATATGGAACCTTTTATTATTTGGGGACAGCCTAATGCTAATCGAAACTTAGAAAAGTATGGGTATAAATTATATGAAACAATGTTTGATTATGATTACTTTGATAGCGAACAAGATACTACTAAACGCTGGCACAAACTTCTTGAAGTAATAAAGGATAGTGTAAAATACTTAAATAGCTTAGATAAACAAAAACAATTAGAATGGAAATTTAAGGAGCAAGAAGTACTTAGGCATAACTACAAAGTAATGTACTGTAATACACATACCAGAACTGTTATGTCTGATTTGTCACTTAAACTGAAAGCTATAATAGATGACGCCTGAAGAGAAAAAAGAGAAGAAGAAAAAAGAACGTGAGGAACTAATGAAAAAGTTTCTTGCCAAGGGTGGAAAAGTTGAAAAAATTCCATACAGCGTAACAAAAGAACAGCTGAAACGAGGACAATTTTAGTGTTTAGCAAAAAACAATTAATAACCTTACAACCTAAAAGAATTTTTTGCTTTGGTTGTAGTTTTACACAATACTTGTGGGCCACCTGGGCAGAAATTATAGGATACGAATTTCCTGACGCTGAATTTTATAATTTCGGAAAGTCTGGTGCTGGTAATCAATATATTTTTAATATGTTAATGCAGGCTGATTCTGTATATAACTTTACTCATGAAGATTTAGTAATGATACAATGGACTAATGTAAGTAGAGAAGATAGATACTTACACGCTGGACATAAAGGACTACTTAATACAGAATCAAAACACGGAGCATGGTCTACACCAGGAAACATTTATACACAAGGATTTTACGATCATGTATGGTTAAAAAAGTATTTTAGCGAATACGGAGCAATGGTTAGAGATTTAGCTTTTATTAAAGCGGCTCATCAAATACTTAAACATAAAGCCCAGTGGCATTTCTTACAAATGAATAATTTAGTCATGTATGCCAATCAATGGGATGTACCAATAAAGATTGAAGATAATGTAAGTCAAAAAAAGCATGGTGATATGTCACGACTACAACAATTAAAAGATATCTATAGTGACACAATTGAACACTTGTCAAACAGTTTTTACGATGTATTATATAATAATAATTGGAATCAAAAATTTAAAGCCGATAGAAAACTAGTTAATAAACAATTCCAAGACGGTCATCCACATCCATTAGAACACTACGATTACTTAAAAAGAACTTTTAAACATGACTGGTCAGCACGAACAAACAAAGGTGTTAGTGATTTACAAAAAAAATGGATTCAACTTATGAATGATGCTTCACATAATAAAGATAAATTTAGCATTTATAAGGAAGAAAGACGTTGGACAGATATGGCTTTTTATGAATTAAGATTACGCAAAACAGCTGATCCGGATTTTAGATTACACCGATAAGTTCTGGAAACGTTTCTAAAAAATCTCTATTCCTTATTTTATCATAATGTTCGGTATAAGATTTAAACTTAATATGTGAATCAGGATTATATTCTGAATAATCAATATATCTTAAAACTCCATTTAATTGCGATCTTATTCCAAGACCTGTAACAGTTTTTAAATAATTTGCAATTTTTTGATAAGCTACTTGTTTATACTGGCTAGGTAATACTGCTAAAGTATAATGTTTAGGATCTACAATATTATACAAAATGCCATTTGATATATCAAATCCTTGACTTTGCATATATTCTAAAAAATCAGTAATAGTTATAATATTAAAAACACTAACAACTGTATTAAAATTTAATTTAACATGAGGGGACTTTTCTTTTATAATATTTAAATTATTTTCAATATCAGTCCAAACAGTTCCCTCCCTTATATATTCAGCACGATTGCCCCAGCTATCTAAACTAGCATCAACTTGAACGTTAGCAAATTGATTCCATAATGTAGTAATACATTCTTTTTTATAAAACAAATTACTAACATTAGAATTATATCTTAATGTAACATCAGTACGATTATTATCAATTAAGTATTCTAAAATATCATAATGCTTATCAGTAAGTAATGGCTCTCCGCCAGCAAAATAAAAAACATCTATATCTTTATAATAGGGTTCAAATTGTTCATATAAAGCATCATTATTATCACCACCTGCAAAAAGAAAAATATTTTCCTTACCATCTTCTTGAGCCCAACTAGAACTAAATGTTGCACTACACGTTCTACATTTAAAATTACAAATATTACTCCAACGCACATCCATATAACGTAATTTCATTTCATCAAGACTACCATCTGGATTAGTTTCGTCAATAAACGACATATACTTTGCAAACTGTCTATTGTTATGCATACGTGAACTCTTATTACCTGCTTCTTCATGTGTCCAACATTGACGACAAACTTTAGGCTTCATACCCGAAAGCATTGCCAAACGCATTTTTTTATATTCAGGACTATTCCAAATATCTTTTATAGAATTTGTATGTGTATTTCCTAATGGTTTATTATAATCGCCTATGCAACAAGGTAATACTTTACCATCTGCATTGACATACATATGAAGCCACGGAAGAATACATAGTGTTTTAGAGCTGTTTGCAGTCATTATAAAATTTTTGTAGTTCTGGAAACGTTTCAACTAAACTACATTCTCTCCTTTTATCAAACTCAGTAAACCAATGATAAAAATCAGTACGAGCTTGTTTAAGTTTTGCTTCTTCATAATTAGTAGTTCTCATATAATCTACTACACGTCGAAATTTTTCAACTTCTAATATACTGAACTTTGTTCTATCTCCTTCTCGCTCATTATCTTGTAAAAAATCCAAATGTTGAAACATATACGGCATAAAGTCGTCTTTTGGTAAAATATTCATATCGTATATGCTTGGTTCTTTTAGATGAGGAGTGTCGAATCTTATACGTTGCCATTGTGTTTCATTCGCAGTGGAGTTATATTTTGTTCTCCACTCAAGAATTTTTTCTAATAATAAAGTAAAACTAGTTACAGAAAAAATATTAAATGTAATCATAAATGTTACAGGCCAACCTGTGTTACTCAAATAATAATCTAAATTTTCTTCCCATAATTTAATATCTAGCCCTGTACGAGCATACTCGGCACGAGGTCCCCACGTATCAATACTTGTATAAAGTTTAAAACTTCTAATCTTATTACCTGCCTTTAACATCTTAACCTTCTCTGTTAACTTATGTACTAACGCAGGCTTAACACCCATATTACTATTAACTTCTATTTGTATATGAGGCTTAGGATCTTCTTCTAACTTATCAAACAAGTCCCACAAACTTTTGTGCATTAAGGGTTCTCCGCCAGTAATACGTAATATGTTTAACGTCTTACTAACCGTAGGCCACCATTTCCACCATGCTTCTACATAGGGGTTTTCTTCTTCCCTATCATACACCTTAAACCAGTCAATATCCTGTCTATGTGTGCTTGACATACTATAAGGACCATGATCTTCTATCTCTTTCCAGTATCTACTACTGGCTTTGGGGTGACAATATCCGCATTTAAAGTTACATTCGTTTGAAAAACTAATTTCTATGTATTCGGGGTTAATATTAAAGTCATCATCTTCCTTTTCAATCTCTTGAACACGTTCACGTGTGTATATACTTGCTGTTTTAATATGCCTATCACTAATATATCCATCACCCATTGCTTCAATTTTCCAACAATAACTACAACCTTCGGGTTTTTCACCGCAAAGCATTTGTTTACGTTGTGCTTTTTTCTCTTTTGTATTATGTAACGCACTAGGATTGTCTTTTAATTCTTCTAATGGTATAGGGTGCGGGGCAGGATGATAACAACTATGCGTTTCTCCTGTAGCAAGATAGATAGTAGTATGATGCCATTTAGCTAAACAAAATGTTGGGCTAAACACCGCATCTGTCATAGGTAGTATTTTTTTAATTTTTTCTATTTCATTCATTATCCTACCCAGTTTAAATCTTTCGCATATTCTTCTCTTTGAATTTTTTCTGAAGGCCTAACTTGTGGATACTTTAATTGAAACAATATAGCTTTGCGTTCATCTTTAAATGTTGCATATACGTGACAATGCATTATATCAAAGTCGTGAGGTACACTTCTTTCTTCCATTAATTCTCCACCATAGATAAATGCATCACTTAATATATCACCCAATTGCTCTTGCATAATTGTATCATGCCATATATCAGAACTTTCATCATCTTTCATACGAAATGTTCCTATATAATATCTCATTTTCTACCTATTACCCTATCTGTATTAATATAAACAGTTTTAAAAAACTTACTTTGCTCTGCTGACAACGGTTGATGATCCATTGGCAAGCCTAATTCATTTAAGCGCCAACCAAGTTCACCTATTCTATGATATACTTCTTCATCCGCTACTTTACTATATTTCTCATCCCACATTTTATTAAGAATAGTAAAGTCTCGTGTTTGTGAAATATCCCAATCAGTAAGTGCAAGATGACAACCTTCTCTAGCACCATAAATTGCCCATATACCATACTCTACATCAACGCCAACATTCATCCATATTAACAATCTATGATAATTTTGCCACCAAACTTCTTTAGCTAAATTAGTAACTTTTGCACCCCTGTTAAGACTCATCTTAACACCTTCTCTAAATCCAGCTCTAAAAGCCTGTGCCCGATTTGTGTTAATAATGCTTTCACTATAATTGTCATTTAATTGATAATAATTGTCAAAATAACAAAACTCTATCACAGTATCATCATTACCATCAGTATTTTCATGTGTACGCATATTTTTAACAAAGTCTTTAGTCCACATTTTTAAACTACCATTACCATACATTAATCCATTAATATTAACTTTACCACACCAACTAAATTGATAGTCGTCATCTACACCTAACTCATCTAAGTCAAGAACAACATTTAAAAACGTAGGATTAATTATTGTATCTCCGTCAACTGTAACAAAATGTTTAGTTTCAGACAACTCTGCACACGCCTTATGAGCGGCATCAGATCCTTCAACTCCATGAACACGTTTAGCCCATGGCACTTTTTGCACTAGGTCAACATAATTCTTTTCAGCATTAGGTTCATCATAGCTTAAAAATATAATATCTTGTTCTGCAATTTTAATATCAGACATAACGAGCTTTCACAAATTTTGATGTTTCATACATTACGTCTCTAAACATCGGAAACGTTAACATATTAGGACCATCTGACGGTGCATTATCCGGATCATCATGTACTTCCATAAACAATCCATCAACACCAACTGCTACCGCGGCTCTACATAACGGTGCTACATGATTTCTGTTACCACCTGTTGATGTACCCATACCTCCCGGTTGTTGGACCGAATGTGTACCATCAAATATAACTGTATATCCTGCTTCTTTCATTATATGTAAACTCCGCATATCAACAACTAAATTATTATATCCAAAACTACTGCCACGTTCGGTAATCCAGACTTCTTTAGCACCTTTAGTTTTACTCATAATACCGTCAACTTCATATGGGGATAAAAATTGTCCTTTTTTAATATTAACAATACATCCCGAGTCACACGCTTCCCTAATTAAATCAGTTTGTCTACAAAGAAATGCTGGGATTTGAATTACATCTACTAGCCCAGCAACTTTTCTAACTTGATCTCGTTCATGAACATCTGTAAGTATCTTAAGTTTAGGAAAACGTGATTTTATTTCTGCAAAATCTATAAGCGTTTGCTCTAATCCTACTCCACGTTTACTATCAATACTAGTTCTATTAGCTTTATCAAAACTTGTTTTAAAGTAATAGTCAAACTCTTGGTTAAATGCTGTAGACTTACAATACTCTATAACTTTTAAACTATGTTCTAAACTTTCGTGTTGACACGGGCCTGCTATTACTTTAAATTTCATGCTTTACGCTTTCTCAACCATAAAGGAATGTACCAAACAATCATAAAAACAGGTACCGCTATTAAAACCCAAACATATTTTGCTTCCCACAAGTAAATCATTCCAAGAACAGCAAGAATATCAATGGTGCTATGAACAATTAGGAACCATTTCCTAGTCATTCTATCCATAAGACGTTGTCTAACATCACGTAGGTATGGACTATAATGACGAATCATACTAAATCCATCATTTAACAGAAAAATTAATAAAAATATATAAAACATTATTGTATTACCTCCAAGGCATATTTGTCGAATCTTTTCATTGTATAAATTGAAATGGGCTCACCCCTAAATTCAAAATCATTTGTAAACGGCAGTATCTGATACTTACTGTTTTCTAGCTTACTAAAGTCAAGTTGCAAAGTTTTATAAAGAATATTAGGGTCATTTTTTCTAGTAACACTAAAACTTAACTTATTATTAAAACTTACCTGTTGTGACAATAAATTAGCTTTAAGATTACCACCTATACTAATTTTCCAACAAGTATCCTTAATATTTTGCGTTATCGTTAAATCTGCATTACTAGTTTTTCTATTAGGGACTTCATATATGAGATCATTGACATTATATGAATCTATTTCATCTAGTAAGCGAGATTTTAACTCATATCTCTTTTTGCGTTTAGAGTACTCAACACAATAATGAGATAATTGTTCAGCACCTTTTAAAATACCCGCAACACTTCTTGGCTCTACCTCAATAAAACTTCCATCTGTTGGTTTAAAATTAGGTAGTGATAAAACTTCACCTGTGTCTGGGTTAAAAATAGCGTAACGTTCCATTATATTGTGCCTTCTTCTCTTAATAACTTTAAATCTTTTCTAACTCCACGATTATATTTTGCAACCTCTACTAATATAGACAAAGTTTCTGGATCTGTATTAAGTAACGCTTCAATATCTTTTGGTAAACAACGACCACCATAGCCTTGCAGACCATCATCACCAGGTACTGCGGTATGACTATGTCCTATACGTTTATCTACAGCAACTAAACTATTAACTGTATTATAATCCAACTCGTGTGCTTCACAGTAATCATATATTTGGTTAAAGAAATTTACTTTAGTGGCTAAAAAAGCATTTCTAAATAGCTTTGCAATTATTAATGCTCTTGGATTTTCTACAGTTACCGTAAAATAAGGATCAAACACCTTTGTCCAAAACTTTGTATAACCACCTCCTATATACATTATACCTTGCTTCTGAAAATCTTCAAGCGGGTTTGCGGCAGTAAGAAATTCTGGACTAAAAGTTATAGGCTTATTACCAAACATTGTTACTAATTGTCCCCACCCACGTAAACTTATTGTACTTTTTATTAAAATAGGTATTCTATTAGGTACTTGCTTTACAACATCAATAACATTTTGCATTTGACAAACACCTTGAAATGTTGGAGTATCTACACATATGATTACTCCGCCCGGTTTATTCCACCAAGATGATATTATCTCTTTATTATACTTCGGATCTACAATTTTTGCATTTGTTAAAACACTATGAACTGCTTTACCTACGTATCCATATCCTGCTATAGTAATTTGAGGTTTCATACTCCTAACCACTTTCTATATTTCTTAATTTTATCATGCGTAACAAAATCTTTCTCAGTATAATGAAAGATTCCTTGTTGCATATGATTTCCTATTTTTAATTTTAGGTCTGGAGTCAAATAACTCCCAACACGATTCTGCCATTTACTACTACTGTTTTCCCAACCTTGTACATAAGGCTTCATATGTGTAAAACTAGGAAATAAACTTTTATTATTTGTAATCTTCTTATCACAATCAAGTATTTTAGCAACTATTGCCGCACTTAAATCAACACTTAAACTTTTTTGATAAAGTTCTTTAGCATATTTGCCATAAAACAGTTCCCAATTATTCATTACTAGTTCTAACCAAGTATAAAACTCTTTTGCAAACTCTGATTTTTTAAAATAATGAAATCCTGCATATAAATCTGGTAACTTATTTGCAGTAAATGTTTTACGATAATAATCGCTTGTTATTAGCTCTCCTCTATACGTATAAACATTACTAACAAAAAATAAATCATAATTTTTTAAGAATGTCCACCAATTTTTTAAGTCTTGTAATACTAACATATCTGTATCAAGTACAATTGTTTCGTCATACGGTGATGCATGATATAATTTCCAACGATTATCTACTTTCCACTTTTTATCTTCTGCACTATCTTCCCATGGAATTTCTTTAATGGTATCGAATAGCTTTTTATACTTTGCTGGAACATCATCATTAGTAATTAAACAAATATTACAGTCTTTTTGAGTTGCTTTTAAACTCATAGCTAATAGACACGCTTGTTTTACGTAATCATTTTCACTATTTTGTGCTAAAAATACAAAACCTTTACGCATTGTCTATTATCCTATTAAGACTAAACTTGTTTATTACATGAACACTACTACCTTTAATTTTTAAAGGGGTATATTCTCCTAAAAATTTTTCTTTTTGTATTAAAAATAAAAACTGATCGTCTTTTATTTCCCAACAAATATCCTTATCGCTTGTAAAGTATAATTTACCAGGTAGCGAATGTGAAAAATCACCTCGTTGATAACCATTCATTATATGTACTGCAATACTAAACACCCAATCATTACGAAAAGTACTTCTGTTAACTTGAAAGATACTATTATAATGATACCAATTTTCTTGAATATGTTTTGTTAAGTCAAAAAATATTTTATTAGTTTCTGTCTTCCTAAAAAATACGCAAGTAGCCCAATAAAAATCAACACTAGTATCACTAATATGAACAAATTGTGGATCATTTCTATAACCACTTAAATCATGTGCATCTTTATAAATTAAAAAATCATGATCTTGTGTGAAACAATGCTTGAATAAACTATTACTTACAATGTAATCACTATCTAGCATTAATGTTTCATCATATGGTGTTAAATCATATGCACTAGTTCTTAAATCATTCTTAAATTCTAACTGTTTATATACGTTAGTACCATCATAATAACGTTTACTACTAGGAGCACTAGTATACGGCACTTCTATAACCTGATCAAATACAGTTTTATAATCTGTATAGGTTTCATGTAGGTATTCTACGCTATCCGTAATTATAGATGTAGGAAGATTTAAATATTCCTTAATACGCTTTGCTAGAAAATGTGCTTGTTTTATATAATCAATTTGAGCATTATTTTTAGCAATAATTAAAATACCTTGCTTATGATTGCTCATTCTGGACTAACCCATCAACGGTTCTTTTGGTTCTAATTTTTTCGTACTCAGTTTGATATTCGTTAGTAGCTGTAAAATATATGTCTAAAATATCATCAAAAAACTTAATTAAATCATCAATTTTAATTGGAGTATCATTATCATCAAGCAATACTATATCAGAATCATTACCTTTACTACATAACATATTAACAAACGTAATTAATTCTTTAGTTACTGAAAATTGGCCACCATTAAAATAATGAACTGCACTTTCATAATATTTTTCTTTTAAAACACGCTTTTGGTTATTAAGCGTAACCATGTAATTAGAAAAATCTAATGCTTTGGCTAACCGTTCATCCATAACTGTCTCCTATACTAGTAGTATATTTACAGTAAAAATGTTTTGGAGAGTTTAAATTAGGTTAAGTTACTACCTGGATCGGTAGCATAAGTTGGTGTTGGAACTGCAACGTTTACACCAGTTGGACGGAATTGTGTTATAATGCTTGAAAGAGTACCACTAACTAATTCATCAGTTGGAGTACCTGGGTCTGTAGGATCATCATCATTAAAATTGATTCTAAATTGCAATACATCAGGATTAGGTGTTGTATTTCCTTTTACTTCTATAATATAATGGTTTTCTGTATATTGACCTGAACCTGCTTTATCAAATATTGATTGAAAACTTGTAGTAACATCATGATAACCAATAGATGAACCAGTACCTGATCCACCAATAGATGCTGTAGCTGTATAGGTAAATTTTACTGTTTGCATATTAGATAATATTGTAGCCCAGTTAATTGATTTAGCTTCAGCTGGAAATGATGCAAGATTTGCCGAAAAACGGATTTCGCCGCCAGCATTGAAAAAATGTCTTGCGTGATCACTATCTGTAAATGTTACATTTAATAGATGATCAAGTTGACCGTTCCAAGAAGTAGTATACTGAGCTTGAATAGCCGCTTCAGCAGTACCTTGATTTACATCAATATTGAATTTTTCATTTTCTAATGTAGTAGTTAAACTTTCATACTGAGCAACACCTTTTTTATTAATAGCGTTATCATCTTCAATTACATCAGTTGTGGCAATAAGAGCTATATCACTAGGTGCAGTATTTGTTTGGTGTTTTCTACCTGCGGAAATGTCATTAAAAAGCAACGCCATATGTGTTGCTGTTACTGTTTCAGCCGCGGCAACTTGCGAACTGTTTAGAGCTTGGCCGTAACCATCGTCTCCGGAACCTGTTCCCATAATGGTTGCAACACGACTCTGTAAATTGTTGTGTCGAGCCGCTGTGATAATATCGCCAACTGCCATGTTCTTATACCTTTAATATACATTCTACTAGTTTTTCAGAAGTACTAGTATTTGATTCGAGGGCAACACCTACGATCATTGCTGAATTTTCAATTATTGTAGTAGCTGTTCCTGAAGGTCCTGCGTAAATATTCATTCCTTTAGTAACTGCGCCAATTACTCTTACTGGAACTCGTCCTTTAAGTGCAACATTTTGTCCATCAGCATCTGAATTCATTAAGTATGCTGGGTTTTCACTAATAACACCTACTGGTGCTGGTGCAGTAAATCCTAATTCTTTATTTTCGTTTGTTACATTACACGCTTCAAGTTCTGAACCTGTACCGTGTCCTGATACTGAAACTACTGTACCAAACGCATATTCTTGGTCAGTTGTATATTTCTCTGCCAAGTCAGCATATTGTGCCGCTGTAGCTGTACCTGTGAATAAGTTTGCAAATAAATTACCGCTACCATCTCTAACTGCAACTGTATTATTAGTTGCGGCAGTATCTGCGGATCTAAAATTAGCACCTACTTTAAGTGTTTCAGCTTGTGAAGCCAATCCTGTAAAAGCAGTTGAATAAACATTTGCAAATTTTAATGTTGATGTTCCTAAAGTAAATATATCTGTTATTGGTGGATACATTCCTACGGCAGTAATTGTAAGAGGTTCTTTAACAGCTCCTACATCATCATCAACTTTAAATTTAATTTTTGTACCAACTTGGTTTTGTATAACACCTTCATTATCATTCTCAATATAAATCTTCATGTCATTGGAATCACCAATGGCAATACCAGCATCTGCGAATGTTGTTAATGATGTAAATGCACCTGATCCTGCAAGAGCAAAATCTGTGTCAGCTTTACCGTTTAATAGTAAGGCGTTACTTGCAGTTCCCCAATAAAAGTCTGTTGAACTAGTTACTCCACCTGTTGCGTTTGTTGTATTACGTAATGTTAAGCCCTTTTTAATACTATCAAAACCTGTAATAGCGTTAGTTGGGTCTGTTGAGTCAATTGTAAATGCTACTGAACTAATAATAAAGATTACTTCATCATTTACCGTTGATTTAATAATAATTCTGTTTACACTAGTAGTATCACGAACCGTTGAAGTAACCATTTGTGAAACAGTAGCGCCAATACCTTGAGGTCCTATTAATACATATCCTGACCCGTTAAAAGCATATAATTGTTCATTTGCAGAATCCCACCATAAATCACCAGTGGCTAATCCTGCTGGAGCAGTAGTGGCAACTTCAGCACCGCCTGTAGTTCTAAATTTAGAACCATCATAAAATTTTAATTTACTTGATGTTGCATCAAACCAAATTTGCCCTGAAATGGCTTTTGGAGGTTGTGCCGCACCACTAAAATTTTCTAGTATATGTAAGAAATTCTCATTTTGAATTTCGCCGTATCCTGCATAGTTTTTACCTACTAATTTAATGTCAGTAGTTTGATCAACTGTACCGTCTTCTACGACTACTAGTGTTACACCACTATATCTATCTATTGTATATGCCATACTTTAACCCCTTGTAAGTATATTTATCATTTATTACCATAACCCACCGCTGGATGGCGGTTCATCAAGGAAAACCCATGCTGTACCTACAACGTGAAATCGTCTTAATCCTCTGTCTAATACCACTTGTACAGTACCACTTGCGGCAGTAAATGCAATATCTTGCAATACACTTTCGTTCTGTACACCATTTGAGTCAACTGCTATAAATGATTTTGTTAAAACTGGTGTATCTACATTAATTCCGCTTACAGTTGCTCCTGTTATTGAAGAAGTTATTATATAAGCATACGTACCTGGTTTCTTATTTGCCGCTGGATATACATCCTCAATTATTGTAGCAATTTCGGCATTCGTTAATGTTACTCCGCCTGCTTTTGATATATCTAAACTCATAACAACTGGTTCTAAGTTGATCTGATCATCTACATAAAACTTTGTTGCCGCATCTTGATTTAGTGTTGGATCAGCTAATCCTGTAATTTTTTGATTATTTGTAATAGCAATAGACCCTGTACTAGTAATTTGTAGTCCACTAGTACTAGTTGAAACAGTATTTCCATTAAGCGTAATATCATCAACACTTAAAGTAGTAAGTGTACCTACTTGCGTTAGGCCAGTTGCTTTAGTTACTGTTACACCTATTTCTGTTTTGTTTATTACTGGTTCACCTTCAGCATAATAACCTTTTGTTGCGGCTATATTAAGATTTTCGCTTGATGTCCAAGATCCTTCTGATGCTGGGTCGAAAGGTGAGAGTGAATTGTTTAGCCATACAAATTCTTTATCTAATTGTGATGATTTAAGTATTATACCTCCACCATCTACTCCAGCATTATCAAGTACAGTACTATCACTCGTTACTGCTAATTCAATATTTTTATCTTCTATTCTTAAATTCTGTGTTTCTACAAAAACCGAAGCGCCACCTACTAAAAAGTCGCCTTCAATTTTCATATCACCCCCAACGTGGAGTGCATATTGTGGATCTGATTTAAAAACTCCGAAATGCTCTTCTGATGTATCAACTACTAACGCATCAATAAAGCCTGTTGGTTTTCTAACTCTAACTTTCCAATCATGATTAGATAATTGATTTTCAGTAACAAACGATGTACCTACTACTTTTAAAATATTATTTTGTGCTAACCCAATAGTAAGTCCACTTGAGTTTTGTATCGTTAATGCACCAGTTGTAGTTGCTGAAGCATCTGCAGGTAAAAATTGTGACGCTGATTTAACATTTCCAAACGCATCTCTTAATGCACTAGCTTGGTCGGCAATTCCTCGATATCTAAAATCCTCAATACTAACAGGCGTAAAACCTTTTTTAATTTCTCCAGTTATACCAGAAATAGCAAATCCTGTTGCCGGTGTAAAATCGGAATTACTCCACACACCAACAATAGTTCCTGCAATAAAATATTTCATCACAACATGACTATTATTAAATGTATCTATAAGTGTAGCAATTTCGAATCCACTTTTACCTTGTGTTTTAGTATAGATCGGCCCAGCTAATTCTAAATCACTTCCATCATAAAAATAAAGTTGATTATTATCACTATCAATCCAAAGATCGCCAGCAACTAATGAACTTGGTTGTCCAGACTGAACTGCTGGTGCACCACTAGTTCTAAATCCAGTACCATCATAAACTTTTACTCGTTGTGTTGCTGTATCATACCAAAGTTGACCAATTAAAGGATTACTAGGAGCAGATGACTTTGAGAAGTTCTCAAGCATCTTAATTAAATTTTCATTTAATGCTTCACCAAATCCTGAATAGTTTTTTCCAATTAGAGATATATCAGTTGTTGTAGTATCTAATTGACCGTCAACTAAATCAACTAATAAACTTCCATCGGATTTGTTTAACTTATAACTCATTATACTTCTTCCACTACACCTGCATATATAATATAATTTACTGCCATATATGGGTTCATAATATCAACAGGTTGCCCCAATGGTACCTGTTGCGTTGTTAATACTCCACCGCTTGTTGGATATGCTTGTCCGCCTGTGGCTCCGTCTAATGCACCATATACTATTGCTTCTGCATCATTTGGTGATCCAGGAACTTTTCTATAAGCATAATATTGGTCTCCACTATCACCTCTTAAATCGTGTTCGTGTTCTGGCAAGTTTCCAAGTCCAACTTCTTGTGTTTCTGATCCTGCGTGTGTTCCCATATTATCAGCCGCTGAACTTGAAACAGTATTAGCCGCTGTTCCGCCCATGTCGTCAATACCTAATGGAAACCTACCTCTCATATCTGGTAAGCAGAAAAATCCTGCTGTAACTAATGTTTGATCTTTAAAATTATAACCAATAATACTAAACAAATTTTGATACAATGCAACAGCAACTTCACGTCCATCACAAAGTAACCAATCTTGCGGAGCAGTTAATCCACCATATGGACTAATCATTCCAATTGGCATTGTTGGAATTGAAGCAAATAAGTTATTTCTATTAACTTTAAATACGCCAGTGTCTCCACTTATTCTATTAATTAATATTTCGTCATCAACTTGACTAAAAGCACTTTCATCTTTATTAGCAATAAAACTATTTGCAATAGATGTAGTAAATGTTTTAGTACTCTCGTCTTGTCCGTCAAAACTAAACGATGGTGCTGAAACATCTCCAGTCATTTGGAACGTTGTTGGACTTGCAAGTTTATCTGCTGATCCCGAACGCCCACTAACTGTACCTGTAATATTACCTGTTAAATTACCAACAAATGTTTGTGCATAAACGTTTAACCATTGTTCATTTGACGTTCCTAGATTACGTGCTAATGTTAAATTAGGAACAATGTTTTGTGTTGTAAGTAATCCTGCAACATTAGAATCTCCGCCAACAAATAATTTTTTCGCAATTCCTACGCCGCCTTTAGTTGTAATACTTCCTGTACTAATCGTTGACGCCTCTGTAGTTCCTTCAACTAGTAATGAACTATCAGTTTGAATGTTACCAACAACATCTAATGATTGGTCTGGTGATAAATTATTAATACCTACTTTAGCTTGTGAATCAATTCTAATTACTGTTTTTACGTCACCAGCATCATTAACCCTAACATCAATATTTGATCCTGAAGTTTGGTGGGCAATGATTCCTGCTTGACCTTCTACGCCAATTGATAATGCACTATCGGCACCAACAATGATACCTGAATTATTTTTAATTTTAAGTGGAAATAAACTTGTACTGAGTACATCATTTCTTAAGAAACTTGATGCCGGTACGCTATCTCCAAGAACAAGTAAGTTCTCTGCTTTTTCTGCCGTACCATAATATTTTCCAGTACCATCACCTGTAATGTCTGCTGTACTTAAATTATATCCTGGATTAATTGTAGTAAATCCAGTAATAACAATCTTTGGTGTAAAACTATCTGTTGAAATAATTGCAAGTATTTTTGCTCTAACTTCTACTTTTAAAACTGTATAAGAAACATTATCAGTTCCAATAAGAACTGTTGGCTTTACGCCAGTTGATAATCCATCACTAAATGACGGACCTACTAATATCCATCCTGAACCTGTATAAAGATAAAGTTGTTGGTTATCAGTATCAACCCATAAGTCACCTACAACTGATTGATTAGCGGCAGGTTCGTTTGTTGCTTTTTTTAATCCACTTGCAG